AACTTTTTCTTACCTACCATTGGCATTACATTACCCTTATACCTTTCCCACGTGGTGTGGGTTTTGCGTTCTTTTTACTTTCTTGCATCTTTTTAATACCATCGTCCATAGACATATGGTTTATATCAATTAAGTCTTTTCTAATTGCTGTTGCCATAGGGTTTCCCTCTCTGATAACAAAATTAGTATTCCATTTACTGGGAGCTGCTCTTAGCCCACATGAAGGACAATTAAACATTCCTTCTGGGTTAGGCTCACTACAATGTTGACAGTTAGCCATTATCCTTTATGAACTATAATATATGCAATTCTACCTCTGTCAAGCTCTACAGCCTGTATATCTACAATAGCTCCTGAGCTATCATCTAATGTTTCAATATAATCTGTAATTTCTTTAGCTAAAGAACCAGATACAGAATCAGCGTCTGGGCTTAGATTCCCAATAATAATCTTAGTTACTACATTGTAATTTGCCATTTTATCTCCTATTAATTAAAATTCTTTATAGGTTTCGGAGTGGGACCTGCCCACTCCATAGTACCTAATAACTATATTATGATGTGGTTACCGCTCCATCTACAGCTGTCATACCGTTGATGTACCATTTTGTACCATCGCATACGATGTCAAGATGGTCACCTTCATCAGCAGTTGTTCCAAAAATTACATTTGAAACTCCTGTTGCGCCAGCTGAACCTGGTGCATCGTCTGATGTGTCAACTTCTCCTTCGACAACTTTACCAAAAATAATTGCTGAGCCAGCTGCGATAGTGACTGCTGCATTTGGTGAGTCTTCGAAGATAAGTTTGTACTGAGTACCAACTTCTAAAGTTGTAGGAAGTGTAATGGAGTATGCACTACCAGCATTAGCAACAACAAAAATCTTGCCGCTATCAGAAACTGCATCTAAAGTCTTAGCTGCAGAAATCTTTTCTACTGGTAATAAATATCCACCATTACCACTATTTTTTTCTAGTATACTACCTCTTGCCATTTTATAATCCCTCCACGTTATATAGAGCGTGACATTCTGGAAGTGTAACTTCTAGACCAGCTTCAGTAAGAATCATGTCTTTTCTCAAATCTTCATCCGCATTTTGTACGTTTGTCATAATTTGAGTGTCACGATTAATACCGTTTCCAACTAATGGTCTGTATGCCAATTTAGACATATCAGCCATAAGCATGAAGCCGCTAGCAATTCCTCTAAATAGAGGTTCTTTCACTAAGTACATAGAACCGTGTACAGTGTTGATTTCCATTAGATTGTGTCCAAAAGAACCTTGTACATTGTTCATATTTACTCTGAATGGAGATGATGATTGACCTACAGAAGCATCAATGAAAGCACCGTCGCCCATTTTGTTGAAGAATGTAATTACTGGCAATGAAGCTAATACAAGTCTTTCACTTGAACCGCCTCTTGCTGGGTCAAAGATAACCTCTAAGTCAGCAAGTAATCTATCATAAGTTAATTCAGCCTGAGTTACACTTCTGTAATAAGGCGAACCTGATGAATATGAAAATGCTGAATTGTCAGTTACTGGAGCAACATTTTTTACAATGTGTCCAACAAGACCTTCAGTGTATTGTACTCCGTTAACACGAGCTTTTTGACCGAAAAGCATAGCTCTTTCGATATCTACTTTGTGTTCACGTAGTTTTTGAGCCCAAATTCTTTCGAACTCATTTGAATAGCCACGGTATCTTGTAGCTATTGCTGTGTTTGTTAATTCACAAGCTGTTTTAAAGATTTGAGTATAACCAAAATCATCTTCTAGTGTATCTGAGAAAGTATCAGGTGAACCTGTTCCTTCTTCGAAAGAAGTACCTACAATTTGTGCTTCATCATTATCTGATAAAACATTGTAACCACTAATACTAGAATTTGATAGTTCAACAATTCTACCTGAGAAGGTAGAGTTTGCTGCTTGAACGTTTGGTGCAGACTCAACTCTAACTAATGCTTGTCCATAACCGTTTGTGTCATCCACAGTTTTTACAGCTATTACCATTCCTTTGGTAATAAACCCTGGTGCAGCACCAGCGCCGTCATCTACAGTAAAATCATAAAGATTTCCTGCAGTTACGCCACTGCCGCCGTTTACGTCGGCTGCTAAGCTAAAGTTACGTGATGTGTAGTTAGTAACGGTTCTATTTTCAAGATATCTGAAAATATTATCGTCAGTAGCTACTTTGGCAACTTGACTTAGATAGACGAAAAAAGGTGACTCCTCTGGCATAAGTTCTGCAACTCTATCAGAGAAATCATACAGCTTTCTTTGGTCTGGAGCCTGTCCGTATCCAGCGCTTGTTGAAGCTGCTGTAATTTGTGATGACTTTAGTTGTCCTTTATTAAAAGCCATTTTAACTCCTAGTTATTTTTAGCTATTCTACCAACTCGTCCAGCGCTCATAATTCTATCCCAGACTTGGTCTCCTTCAGATTTTTGTGGTTGTTCGCCACCCTGAAGTACACCAGCTGGTTTAGGAATTGATTTAGTTTTTCTGACTGCTTCTAAATTTTCATTTTGTTTAACACCTTTACCCTCATTCTCTTTCCACACTCTAATAAGTGTTTCAATAGGAAGATTAGCTTTTGGTGTTGTTGCAAATTGTAAAAACTTTTCAGCATCGTCTGAGCGTAAATTGTGCTTACTAACCAATTCTGTTTTTAAATTATTTATCGCCATTTGATTTTGTAGTTTAGCTAGTTCGTTATCTACTGTTTCATGTACAAGCTTTTTCTCTTGACTTACTCTAAATTTGTAAGATTCTGAGTCAGGCTTGTAGTAGGCGTCCCAAGGGTCAAAGTTATCTGGGGTTGTACTTCCCTCCGTACCTTTGTCCTCAACTGATTCTCCAGAAAGACTTTTCTCAATGACGTTGACTAATTCTGGTTTCTCAGATAAGACTTGTCTTAACTGAAGTAAATCACTACTATCTTGTTTTAAGTTTTCGTGTTCTGCAACCTTTTTGTCATACATTGATTGAAACTTTTTAGCTTCAGCTTCCCAGTCTAAAGATTCAGATGCTTCCACACCTTCTTCTACGGTCTCCTCTTGAAATGAAATTTCTTGTTCCACTGTAGATTCGACAATTGGGTCTTGCTGTTCAACCTGTTGTTGTTCTTGTTCTTGTGCCATATTTTTTTTCTCCTAACCCTGATTTAGTCCTAAGACTCTGAACCAGGCTCGTTATTTTGTTCTTCCTCCATAGAAGATTGCATTTGGTCAATAATGTTTCCTAGTTTCATTACCTTTTCTTTTTCTTTAACTTTAGCGGAAGAAGTAATCTCACTTAAGTTAGATTTAAACTTCTCAACTTCTGTTCGTTTTCTAGCAGAAACCTGCTCACGTTCAGATGTTTGTAAGTCACCGCTTAGTTTCTTCACTTGATTTTCAAGCTGTGTAATATACTGTTGCATTTGTGCCATACGCCCTTTTCTCTGAAGGACACCTTCTTTGTCAAAGATTTCAGTTTTCTTTAAAACCTCGACATCATCTACCAGTCCAAGTTTATACGCATCAAGATACATGTTGTATTCAGATACCTTGTTGCTAGGCAAAGTTGAACCCGATATAATTCGAATGTCATGTTGACCAAGTTGAATATCATTCTTCAAGGTTGACAATTCATTCGATTTATCATCGTACATTCTCATGTTTACTGAAAATTCAGTAATATCATTATTTGGTTGTACAATTCTAAATGTTTTTGCAAATTTGTAATGGTCTTTAGCTAAGTTGTAAACAACTTGACCAACCATAGCTATACTTGCTTCAATATCTCTTAACTTTGATTTACCTCTTGATTCTCCCATTTCTGATAAAAGCATTGTACCTCTAACAGACTCAGGAGCGTTATCTTTAAATCCTTGTAAAAGCTCAGGTATACCAAAGTTTAAATCTATATATTTTTCTACCCTATCAATCAAATAATAAAACTCACTAGTTAAAGGAGCTGGTTGTGGGTAATGTGGCTCACCAAATTCTGGATTATATTCAATAACCGCGTTTGGATTAGCCCAATCTTTTTCTAACTGACTAACACTATCAACACTACCTTCTGGAATTAAAAGTTTTAATCCAGCAGCAGATTGAGCGTGTGACAAGGTTAGAGAAAATAACTTATTTAAAAGTCTTTGGGAATCTTTAACCTTGTTCACATCTGATTTTGGATAGGGAGTATTAGTCCAAATGTTCGTAAATGGAACAATTGGATATATATCAGTGTTAAGAATACGCTCATAAAGTAAAGTGTCTCCAATGCTACTGCATTGAGCAATTCTTGTTTGTAAAATTTCTTCTATGTCTATAGCTCCAATTTCTATAGCTTCAATAGTTTCTGGACTTTCTATAAGATTAGCATAAACCTCTGGGTCTACTATCTTTTCTGCTCCAGTCATATTGTTAAATATTCTATAAAAAGGAACTTTTACTTTGTAAAATCTATCAAGTATTTGATATTTTTGATTTACATTATAATCTAAATCTTTTGCTTCAGCAGGAGTTAAAACATTATTACTGTTTTTTAAATTAGATGTTGGATAGTCTTCTCCATACAAAGAATTAACGCCAACTTCTATATCATCAATAAACTCTTCCATTTGAGGATATAAATCTAAAACTTGCTGCCTGGTTAAAAACGTAGACAATATCATTCCTGATGCATCGTTAAAAAATCTATCTCTTGATGCTGGGTCTACATATACTCTAAAAGGGTCTACGTGCGTATACTTAACTTCACCTCTACCATAGTCTGCTTCAGGGTCAATATATACATACATATATCCCAGTCCAGTAACAGCATAATCATGAACAACTTGCTTAAAGGTACTATCTCCATTTGAGATATCCCATACATACTCAAGTATTGTTCTCCAGACATTAGCTAGTTTGTTATCAGAGTCTTCTCTTGCGATAACAGAAAATCTTGCTGGTCTTGCTGTAAGCAATGATTTTAATTTATCAACAGCAGCATATACTCTGTCAATAACAAAGTCAGCTTGCCCTACCGATTGTAGTGCATCTGATTCTTCGTTACTATAATGATTTCCTAGAGTAAAATCTACTGCATTTCTTGCTTCAGCGTCCCATTGTTCTCTTGCGTCTCTCCAACGCCTAAACAATTCTTTTGAAATCTGAGGCTTTGATTTGTTTTCGTCGTAATTAGCCATAAACTCCCAATTCAGTTTTTAGTCTAAAAATAACTAATTTTATCTCTTAAAGTCAAGTAAAATTTATATTTTTTGTCCAGTAACCCAATTTATGACTCTTTTAGCCTTACTTTCTTCTATTGTAGTTATTCTGTCTTCTAGTTTATCTGCGTCGATTGCAGAGCTTTTTGGAGGTTTTGCTGTAGTGACGGCATACCAAAGTCCGTCTAGAAGGTCATCGTTCCTGCCTTTTGGAAATTCAAACATCTCATCTATTAAGTTTGCATGTTCTTTTTTAATGAACATTTTTCTTCGATTAACAATAGGACAAAGCAATGCTTCTAGCCTATCTTCTTTTTTGATACCAGCAGGAGGTCTAACGCCTTGAGATAATCCAGGAGCTAGTTTTCTATCCTTGCCAGCAAGTTGATTTACATAATCTTTTACCAGTCCTTGAGCACCAACCTTTTCTACGTTGACTCTTCTAACTGGATGATACTCTTTTGCCATATCTACAATTTTTTTTGGCATATCATATAAAGGTGAATGTTCTCTATAATAATCTACAACATATATGTTTCTATCGCTATCAATAGCAATAACCATAATTACCTGATAGTCGCTTCTAGCATTTGCTTCATAAGCTAGGTCAACTCCTAGGTATACATTTACAGGTATTGCAGTCTCATCAACCATCATATAGTTAAATCCGTTTCTTTCAACAAGATTACCTTGATAATAATTTAATCTATTTATATGAAATTTAGCACTTTCTAAATCTCTAGCTTCGTTTAAATACTCTTGAGCAAACTTATGTACTAATCCCATTTCAGTAAACCTTCTTCTAAT